CGAGAGGCTGTTGCGCGCCTTCCGCTCTGAGATCGTCGGCTGGGAGACGCCCGCCGCTTCGGCCAACCGGGTCTGGTTGCCGAAGAGCTTGGTCAGATGATCAATCACGTTATCGGGCATGAGCCGATATTATCGGACAATCCGATAAGTGCAAGCCCCCATATATCGGTCGCGCTCCGATACGCTGGTTGCGACAAGCCGATCATGTCTATCGGGGCTGCGATCAAGGCGGCGCGCAAAGAGCGCGACATGACCCAGGCTGAACTGGGCAAGGCGGTCGGCGTCACCCAGTCCGTCATCTCGGAGATCGAGGCGGGCAAGCTGAAGAGCTGGCCGACGCATCGCCTCGCCATCCAGCGAGCCCTCGGAAAGCCTCGGACCTATTTCGAGCCGGTCGAGAGCGACGAGGTCGAGATGGCCGACGTTCGCGATGACATGCCGTCGATGATCGCCGTGCCCGAATACGACGTGCGGCTCTCTGCGGGGGCGGGGGCCTTCAATGACGAAGAGCGGATCATCGACCAGTGGCAGTTCTCGCGCCGCTATATCGAGAACGAGCTTCGCGTGTCCCCATCAAGCCTGGGTGTGGTGATTGTCGACGGCGACAGCATGTACCCGACGCTCTGGCCGGGTGACCGCGTCATGGTGGACATGACGGAGACGAACCCGGCGAAGGGCGGCGTCTATGCGCTGTTCGACAGTGACGCCACCGTGGTCAAGCGGGTGGAGCGGGTGCCGGCGTCCGATCCGCCGGAAGTCGTCCTGATCTCCGACAACAAGAACCACAACCAGTATCGCGTGCCGGCCGAGCTCGTAACCGTCATCGGGCGCGTGGTCTGGTTTGCGAGGCGGATGTGAAGCTGGCGACCGCCCTTCGCTGGGTCGGCTTCATCGGCCTGGCCGTCATCGCCATCTACGCTTGGTCGATCCGCGCCCCCACTCTGGCGCAGAAGGCGGAGCGGGCAGCGATGTCTGGCGGCGCCGTGTCGGCCCAATTCGGAAGCCCGGGGCCGGGCGTGCGCGAAGATGCTGTTTGCGGCACTGTGGACGGAAAGCGCGCGGTCTATCGTGAGCGCGGCGGGCTTTCGGTCGATGATGAAACCGTGACTTGGGCGGCCATGCACCGCGGCTGGTGTAGCGCATGACCAAAGGCAGATCCGGAGCCGCATCGGAATAATATCGGAATAACCGATTGACAATATCGGCTAGTCCGATAATCTCTCCTCAACACCGAGGAGAGACCGATGTCCCCCACCACCCGCTACATCCGCTCCAAGGACGACAGCTGCCAGATCGCTGTTGAGATGACGGACGCGCTCCACGCCTTGTGCTGGGGCCGCCTCTGGACCTCGACCGAGCCGCATCCGGTTCCGACCATCACCGTGGCCGATCCGTTCGCATGGGTCCGGGCCGAACGGGTAAAGCTGGAGGTCTCGACGAAGGACCGGGCGGCTGGGCTTCGGGCGAAGTGGGCCGCGCGGGCGGCCGCCGATCACCGGGAAGCCGCGTGATGGTCGAGCTTCTCATCTGGCCCGGCATCGAGCGCGTCTATCGCCTCGTCCTCGCCTACCCGAACGGGGACTACGAGACGGTCTCCGAACACGACACCCCGGAACAGGCGATTGACGCCAAGGACCACGCCCGAGCGGCCGCTGCTGATGCGGTGATCGCCCTGTCTGAGATCGTTCGCGAGAGGGCGGCGTCATGAGCGCCACCTTCACCCCTCGCTCCCCTGTAGAGCCCCCGTTCGGCTGCTCTGGCCTGACCCTGGTTCAGACCGACCGACGCCCCCGGTACTTCGCGGAGAACGGTTACGTCATCGTCACGTCATCGCGGCGGCGGATGGGCATTCCCGCCGCCTATTCCGAAGCCCTGATGCTGCTGGCCAAGTCGGTCGACCCGACCATCGGAACGCTGGCGGACGCCTACCGGGACGAGCTCTCCGACCTGATCGCCGCAATGCGGGAGGCCATGGGGACTCCGACGCCGCCGGCTGCTGCGGCGAGGGCGGCGGCATGAGCCCGCGACCCGCCCCCGTTGCGGATCGCATCCTCGCTAGCATCGAGCCCGACACCAATGGTGGGTGCTGGCTCTGGTTGGGCCGTCTGAATCGCGAGAACGGATACGGCGCGATCAGTATTGGAGGCCGCCAGCACGCCGTCCATCGGGCTTCATACGTAGCGTTCGTCAGGGACATACCCGAGGGCCTGATCGTCTGTCACAAGTGCGACGTTCCCTCCTGCGTGAACCCGGATCACCTGTTCGTCGGCACCCACAAAGACAACGCCGCCGACCGCGACCGGAAGGGCCGGGCTTCTTGCACCCCCAGACGGGGTGAACAGGTGAACACCGCCAAACTATCGGCTCGAGACATCCCGGCCATTCGGAAATCTAGGGATCGGGTCAGGGCGACCGCGCGGCGATATGGCGTGTCTCCCTCGGCGATCACAGACATCCGCACCGGCAAAACGTGGAGGCATGTCCAATGATCGCCGCCGCCTCGACCATCCTCACCGGCCTGCTGATCGCGGGCGTCTGGACCGCAGCCGGGTTGGCCGTGCTGTTCCGCTTTTCAAGGGAAGACTGACCATGACCGACAACGCCATCATCGCCGACACGTCCAGCCTCGCGGACTCCGATGACGAGCACCTGGAGCACGACATGGCGGCGACGGAGCAGTCCGACGCTGACGCCAAGATCGAGTTCCACGTCCAGATGCGTTCATGGACGCTCCGGGACATGGAGTCGCTGGTCATCGAGGCCGCCGCCCGTCAGCTTGTCGGTCGCAACGCCAGCGAAGGCTCGCTCGCCAAAGCCGTTCAGGAAGCCGCGATCCGGCAGATCACCGAGCGGGCCGACGCGAAGCTGGCGACTGTCTCCGCCGAAATCATCGACCAGCCTGTGATGGCCGGACCGGGCTCAAAGGAGCCGGTCACCATGCGGGATATGATCGGCCTCTACGCCAATGAGTACCTGTCTGCGACCGTTGACCGCGACGGCAAGCCTGCCCAGTCGGGAAGCTACTATGGCGGCCGGGCGCGCATCGTCTGGATCGTCGAGCGCGCTCTGGACAGCAAGTTCAAGGCGGAGATCGAGAAGGCGACCTCGGCCGCCATCCGTGAAATCCAAACCCGCGTCGCTGCTGAGCACAAGGCGCTGATCGACACAGAAACGGCCCGGCTGAAGGCCGCTATCGCGAAAGCGGTCTCGCAATGACCGCCGCCACCTTCAACGCCGTGAACTACCGGGGCGTCATCGTCCGCTCGTTCAACGACGAGGGCCGCGCCCGTGCATGGGTCAAGACCGAGGCACAGACCCACGAGGGACTCCACCTCCGCCGGGTCCGGGTCATCGACGACGTGATCTATACGCCCGTCGCCTCGCGCCCCGCCCTGCGCGGACCCTTCGCCCTTCCCGCAATGCCGGCTGGGGGTGTGGCGTGAGCGAAGAACGCGACGCCTTGAACGATGCGACCGCGATGCTGGAGGTGATGACCCTCAGCCACCGCGCTGCCGCCATCCCTGCGACCATCGCCGCCTGTGTGGCTTGGGCCGTTGAGCATGGGGCCGCCGATCTCATCCGCGGTTCCCTGTCTCGCGCCATCGCCCTGACCGACGAGGCGGAACGCATCCACCGGAGGTCGGCGCAATGATGGGCCTCGGTCTCTCTTACCTCGCCATCGCGATCGGCTGCTGCGTGATCGTCTACCTGCCCCTTCGCCGCAAACCATAGGAGGCCCGACGTGGCCCAAGCCCTGAGACAAGAAGTCGAGACCAACGACAACGCCGAAGCCGGGACGAACATCGTCGTTCAGGTCAGCGCGAACCCCGGCCTGGTCCTGCTGGACCGCGAGCGGTTCAATCAGTTCTACGAGGCGATCAAGGATGAGACCGACAAGCTGGTCCCCGATCTGACGACTGAGTGGGGCCGCAAAGAGATCGCTTCGCTGGCCTTCAAGGTCACGAAGACGAAGACCGCCATCGACGCCGCTGGAAAGCTGCTGAAGGAAGAGGCCCAGGCCACCGTTACGAAGGTTGACGCCGCGCGCCGGGAAATCCGTCTAGCCGCTGAGAAGGCCGAAGCTGACCGCCGCGCCGCCGACGTCGCCCACCGGGGCAAGATCATGGGCGCCGCCAAGCAGGCGATCATGGGCCACGGCGTGGGCGAAGCGACCGCCAAGGCCATCGTTCTCGCAATCGCCGCCGGGGAAGTCCCGGCCGTCACCATTCAGTTCTAGGAGCCGTCATGTCCGCCGAACCCCTTTCGGGCGAGATTGTCCACTTCGAACCCGTCGAAACTTCAACCGCCCTGACCCCCATGGCGATGGTCTCTCAGGCCGTCGCGCGGGGCGCCAGTCTGGAGATGGTCTCCAAGCTGATCGACCTGCAGGAGCGGGTTGAGAAGTCGCAGGGCCGCAAGGCTTTCGACATCGCCGTTGCCGCCGCCAAGGGCGAGATCGGCCCCATCTTCAAGGACCGTGAGGTCGACTTCACCTCGGCCAAGGGCAGGACGAACTACCGCCATGAGAGCTTCGGCGGCATCGCCACGGCCATCGGCCCGGTGCTGGACCGCCACGGTCTGTCGTATCGCTTCCGCGCCTCGCAGGAGGGCGGCCGGGTTTCTGTGACCTGCATCCTCGCGCACCGTGACGGCTATTCGGAGGAGAATACCCTCGCCGCCGGCAATGACACGTCGGGGAACAAGAACGACATTCAGGCCATCGGGTCCACCACGACCTACTTGCAGCGGTACACCCTGAAGCTCGCCCTGGGCCTGTCCACGACCGACAAGGACGACGACGGCAAGGCCGCCGAGGAGCCGGCGATCTCCGGCGCTGCGCAGGCTGCCATCAACAGCATCGAAGAGTGCGCGACGCTTCCCGAACTGACGGCGTGGAAGGAGAAAAACGATCCGACTGTCCAGCGGCTGGACCGCGTCGATGCCGACGCTGTCGTTCGGGCCTGGAAAGAGCGCGCCCGCGCCATCCGTGCGGGAGAAGACCAATGATCGTGCAGGGCTCTCCTGAATGGTTCGCGGTCCGGTCCGGCAAGGTCACCGCGTCCCGTGTGGCCGATGTCGTCGCCCGGACCAAGTCGGGCTACAGCGCCGGCCGGGCCAACTATGCGGCCCAGTTGGTCGCCGAGCGGCTGACCGGGCGCACCGAGCCGGGGTTCAGCAACGCCGCCATGCAGTGGGGCACGGACAACGAGCCTGCCGCCCGCGAGGCCTACGAGTACCGTTCCGGCGTGTTCGTCGAACAGATCGCATTCGTCGATCATCCGAGGATCGTGATGACCGGCGCTAGCCCCGACGGACTGGTCGGGGCGGACGGGATGCTGGAGGTGAAGTGCCCTAACACGGCCACCCACATCGAAACCCTGCTAAGCGGGAAAATCCCCGGCAAATACCAGACGCAAATGGCCTGGCAGATGGCCTGCACTGGTCGAGATTGGTGCGACTTCGTCAGCTTTGACCCCCGCCTCCCTGACCGGATGAGCCTGTTCGTTCAGCGCTACGAGCGGGATGGCGGCTTCATCGTGGAACTTGAGCGCGAGGTGACCCTGTTCCTTGCTGAGGTCGAGGCCACCGTTGCGGCCCTGACGGAAGCATATCCCGAGCCGGTCGCGGAGGCAGCATGAGCCGCTGGGCCTTCGTCGTAAGCCGGTCGAACCTCGCCATGCTGCATTCGTGGCTGGACCGCGCCGCCGCGCTCGGGATGCGGGTGACGTTCCAAGAGCAAAAACGCACCGACGCCCAGAACCGGCTCATGTGGCCCTACCTGACGGCCATATCGCAACAGCTTGAATGGCACGGCCAGAAGTACACCCCCGACGACTGGAAGGACTTCCTGATGCACCAGCTCGGCCGGGGCCGCTGGATGCCGGCCGAAGAGGGCGGGATGGTCCCGATCGGGATGCGGACCTCTGACCTGTCCAAGGCGGAGTTTGGCGACCTGATCGTGGTGATCCAAGCCTTCGCCGCGCGCAATGGCGTCATCCTCGGTGACGAGGCAGCCAATGACGACGCAGGGCAGGAGCGAGCGGCATGAGAACCATCGCCCAGATAGACGCCGAGATCGCCAAGCTGAAGGAGGCGAAGCGCGCCCTGAAGCCGGTGATCAGCATCGGGCCGTCGTTCAAGCGGTCGCGGTCGTTCCGGCCGGAGGGGGAAGGCCAGCGCCAGCCGCGCGTCCACGACACAGCCCACCTGCAGTTCATCCGCCGGCTGCCCTGTGTAGCCACCTACGTCCGCACCGGGGCCTTCATCTACGGGTGCCAGGCCGCCCACCTGCGGATGTCGTCAGCCGCTCACGGAAAGCCGAACCCCGGGGGCCAGCGCAAGCCGGATGACCGATGGGTGACTCCATTGTCTCCCGAGCAGCACCGGATCCAGGGCGACGTCATGGGCGAGCCGCGGTTCTGGTCCGACCTCAAGATCAACCCCTTCGACCTCTGCGAAGCCCTTTATCGCGCGACTGGTGACGAAGCGGCGGCTGTCGCGGTCATTCGCGCCTGCAGGAGACACCCATGACCTTCAAGGAACCCCTGACCATGACTGAATCACAAAGATCAGAGGGGGCTATGGTTATGGTCCCGCGCGATGAACAGGGGCGAACCGCCTACGACATCATCCGTGACAGCAACCGCAAGTCCGCCGATTTGCGCGCCGGTATCAAGGATCGCTCGCGTGAGCCGCTTCTAGGCCCGCCCGACGACATGACCGTCTCGCGCATCATCCTCGCTGAGCGGCCCGAAATCACGGCGCACGACGCGGACCTGCTGGCGGTCAAGATCAATGAAGCCCTCGCCCAACCCGCTCCCGCCCCTCAAGTTGATTTGGGTTCATCGCTTCGCGATACCCACCGAGCGACGGATGGGGAGGTTCTAGCGCGGCACATTGACGAGTGGCACGAGGACATGGGCGACGTCCTCTGGTGGACCAACCCGGTCCGTGAAGCGCCCTACCTCGGCTCTCCGCTGTGTCTCGGTCGTGCCTATGAGTTGTCCATCGGGGACTTCAGTACCTCCGTCGATCTAGGCGGTTGGCCCGGCTATCACTCATGGTGGACGCCGCTCCCGTCGCTCCCGGTGTTCGCGCCGCCAGCAGCCTCAGTCTCGCCGGGTACGAGCGCAGCGAGTGAACCAAAAGACTCTCCCGCCCCTCAAGGAGAAGACGGGTGGTCTGAACTGGAAAGGCTGGCGAGGGCTGCTTACCACGACTACGCGCTCGCGGACATTGCTGTCGGCGGCGGCATGAGAGCGACCGTCAGCGTCCCGGCGTTCATATCGGCAGCATCGCCCTCGACCATCCTCAAGCTGATCGCTGCTGCCCGTAGTCTCCCCGACTCTCTCGCTACTATGGAGAAGGTAGATGGATAGGGTTCATTCCGCCGATTACATCGGCTCCATACCCACCGAGCTTGTGGCGCGTCTTGAGGCCTTGGCTGAAGACTTCAGCGGCGCGGGCGGCGACGGTCAGTTGGTCAGAGACGCAGCTGCCATCCGGGCTGTTCTATCTGAGCTTAAGCTGTGGCGGACTGGCCGTCGCGTGCTGTCAACGATGCCGAACGGCCATCCGTGCGTCATGGACTACCCGGAAGACCTTAACGCCGAAGTCCGCGACAGCGAAACAGGCGAGGTTCTGTTTCCGGCCCGCAAAGCCCCCTTCCGTGTGATCGAGGGCGTCTGCGTCTGTGTCGCTCGCGGTGACGGTCCCGAGGGATGCGGCATCTGCAATGAAACCGGCAAGCCTACCTCTGCAAGCTCGGTGGATATGAGCGCGGCTTCGCGCGAATGCGCCCAACAACCCCCTCAAAAGGAATAAAGAATGTCTAGCTCAGATACAGTGAACACCCTCGGTCGCTTCGGCCACCACCCCGATCACGTCATCGACTACTCGGTCGAAGTCGAGTGCATCCAGTCGATATGCGCCGACTACCGGCTGACCGGGCAAGCGTTCGATGATGAAGACGGGCCCGCCCCGCTGGACGCCCTGATGCGCCGTCTCTGGCGAGCAAACGGCTTCCGGGTCGGTGTCGTGCCCGAGGCCCTTCAGGCTCGCCGCGCCCTCGTTCAGTGCGTTCAGGAAATGGAGCGCGTCTATGTCGCCGTCTAGCTCAACAGTGATGGTGCCGCGCTACGACTTCACCGTTGAGGAGCTTCTGGATGAGGCTCAGCGTCGGGTTGTCGAAGGCGATCTAGGCGCACCGGGTGGAAAGGTCGGAACGCTTGGAGACCTGACGGCGGCTGGCCTTATTTTGTCGATGCGCGATGTCATCCGAATGCTCGCAGCCCCCCCCCAGCAATCCCCCATTAGTGGAGAGGGGTGGCAGGACATCAGTACGGCCCCGAAGGATGGAACGGTAGTGGACCTGTGGCGCGCGGAAACTGGTCGCTGGCCTGACTGCTATTGGGGTCACCCGCATCACGAATGCGGCGAGATGGGTTCACTGTGCGACAGCGACGAGCACCCATCCCCGGATGATGCGCCGACGTGGGTTTGCGGCTCGTTCAACCAGCGCATCGGCTATCCGCACAACCCCGTCACCCACTGGCGTCCGCTTCCCGCCCCTCCCGTTCCCTCTGTCTCAGGGGGTGGAGATCAGGGTTCATCGGCCAAAGAGGCCGATACCCAGCCGGGCGCGTCTCTGACCGGGCTAGTCCTGTGAGGACCGCCGTTGTCGCTCTGCTGCCGTGGCTGCTGTCCGCCGTCACAATCTGGATGACCCTTCTCGCCGGGAACAAGCACCCGAAAGCTTGGGCCATCGGCCTCGGCAATCAGGCGCTCTGGCTGGTCTGGATTATCGCCTCCGCGTCGTGGGGGCTGATCCCCATGAACCTCGCCCTCTGGGCTGTCTATGCCCGCAACCACCTGAAATGGAGCCAAGCGCATTCCTGATCCCCGCGACGAAGCTATCGCCCTCCTGCGCCGCGCCCTGAGCGACGTGAAGCAGACGCTTCTCATCCCCGCCGCTGAGTACGTTCCGGCCATCCCGGATGCGTGGGGCATCATCGATGAAGCGCTCATCCGCACCAAAGGGTTTGACTGATGGCGCGCATAGCCAAGGCCAAGCCCTGCCCATTCTGTCGCGGAACCCACATCTGGGTCGAGTGCATGGACTTTGGATCGTTCGCCGCGACATGCAACGACTGTCTGGCGCGCGGGCCTGACGCGGATGGCGACGGCTGCGACCCTGACGGCGAGAACTCCCTCGGGAAGCGCAACGCCATTCGCCTCTGGAACAAGCGCCAGAGAGCCACCACTGCAAGCGCCAGTGGGGACGAAGCGAAGCGGAGTGAACCAAAATCTGTCTCAGGGGAGGGAGGACGATGATCCGCGTTCTGACTGGCGTCGAGGCCAAAGCGGTCCTTGAAGACATGATGGCCGACATCTGCGCCCACGCGGACGACGTTTTCGACGGTACGGCGGCGCGGTTCGCGCTTGTGGTGTGGCCCGAAGGATTCGAGGCAGAGGCGGACGCTATCGCCGTGTTCGCCCAGCCCGAAGCGCAACCGGTCGCGGTGACCGCACTCCGCACCGCTGCCGAGGCATTGGCCACCACCCCCGGTAAGCCGTCTTCGGCTAGTGAAGGGGTGGGGACGTGATTGAGACATACGAAGAGCGAATGGCGAAACCCCGCCGGATGCTGCTGCTCTGCTCGTACTGCGGCGGCGATACCGTCCAATGCACCGACGATCACCCGTGCGCCGACTGCCTCGTCATGTGCAACACTTACATGATCCCGCGCGAGGCGCTTGAGAACGCGGAGTACGCTGGCAATCTCCCCGGTATCGTTCCGAGCCGACCACAAGGCCACGGAAGCCGCCGCCCTCGAAGCATGGAACGCCAGATCATGACCCCCATAAACACGCAGGTAGGAGACCAATGCTTGGGTTCATCGCCTGACGGCGATACCCACCGAGACGCGGAGAGAGCTGTTGTAGCGCGAATGGTAGCCCGGTTCCTGTCGTGGCGTCTGCCCGCGGACTTCAACCCCGACAACGGCATCAGCTTCAAGCCGACGTTCAACGACCACATGGACCCGCCGATGCGGTGCAATCCGACCGGGACGAACCTGTTCGACCGAACGCAGGCCGAGGCGATGGTTCGGCATATGCTGGACCTGCCGACATGAGCCGCGTGTTCATCGACAGCTTCTCGGAGGGCTGCTTCGAAATCCGCTCGGAGAGCGGCAAGCAGGGCCTGTCGTTTGACGACAGCGACCGCTTCGGGCCGACGAAGGTCAACATGCGGACCGGCGACCTGTCCGAGATACCCGCCAAGCACTGGTTCTGGCGCTTCTACGGTCCGTGGCGGGAAGCTGGCAGGCCGACAGATGGCACACTGATGACCACTTGGAACGGCCCGCTGCTCAGGGCCGTGTGGGCCAGAACAGACGCTGACGACCAGCCGGGAGCGAACCAATGAACACCGCCGAAGACTGGAAACACGAAGCCGACACTGGCGGTTGCCGCGCCTGCCGGGGGCTTGGTTACCTTCCGGCGACGCACTCTCGAGGGGCCATCCCGTGCGGCTGTGATGAACCGACGGAAGATGACGCCGAACAGGTGGGTACGAAGGGCGAAGCCCGTAGTGAACCCGAACAAAACCACCACCCCATAAGGGGAGAGGGGGAGCCGGTTGCTTGGAAGTGCGACGGCTGCGACCGACTTTGCCGATACCCCGAGGACGACATAATCGACCTTCGGAACGCCGGTCACGTCTCGTGCTGCCCCGAACGCAAGATGCGACCCCTCTACGCCCATCCCCCTACCACCTATGGGAAGGGGGAGAGGGAAGCGGTGGCGGACTGTATCGGGGGCGGCTCAACCTTCACCCGCGAAGATCGCCTCGATATGGCCGAAGCCATCCTCCAAGCCCTTCAGTTAGGGAGGGAGCCCAGGTGACCGCGTCCCGATTCAGATCTTCCGAACTGACCAGGGCGATCCGCGCGGCCAAGGCGGCTGGCGTCGACAACTTCGACGTGGTCATTGGCGAGGACGGCCTGCCCGTGATCCGCATCCGGGGCGCCGCGGCCAATGACGCCGGCCATGATGTCGATGCGGAGATTGAAGCGTGGGCTCGTGGCCAAGACGACGCTGCCTAAAGGGGTCTGGTTCCAGCGCAAGGTTCTCGCGACCGGCGAGGTGGTCCGCTATGGATACCTGGGCCGTGGCGCAGGCATGGAGGCGCTGGGCCGGGAGGGCTCGCCGGACTTCCACGAGCGGCTGGTCTCGGTGCTGCATCGCCGGCCGCAGGAGGGCAAGGTCGCGCACCTGATCTGGCGCTACAAGTCATCCGACGACTTCGCCAAGCTGCGCCCGCTGACCCGCCGGGACTATAATCGACAGCTGGACAAGGTGCAGGCCAAGTTCGGAGACCTAACGCTCGTGGCCATGGCGTCGCCCAAGATCAGCGGCCACATCTTCGACTGGCGCGACCTGATGGCGAAGACCAGCCCCAGACAAGCCGATTATGCGGTGTCGGTGCTGTCCGCGATGCTCAAGTGGGGCGTCAGCCGCGGAGCGATCAGCCACAACCGGGCGGCCGGGATTGGCGACGTCTACACCGCCGATCGTCGCGAGAAGGTCTGGACCGAGGAAATGGAGGCCGCCTTGCTCGAGGTCGCGCCGGAACCGATTCGCCGGGTGGCGATCCTCGCTCTCGAAACCGGCCTGTCGCAGGAGGACCTGCTGGTCCTGCCTTGGACGGCGATCCGGGGGAAAGTCATCGTGTCCCGCCGGCTCAAGAACGGAACGCCGGTCGCAGTCCCGATATCGCCGAAGCTGGCGGCCATGCTTGCTACGGCGCCGCGCACCGCGGACACCATCCTGACGACCGCGACGGGCCGGGCCTACAACCCCAAGGGAAACGGGCTCCGCTTCCTTTTCAAGCGGGCCACGGTGGCCGCCCAGGTGGAGGGCCGGACCTTCCACGACATGCGCGGAACCTTCATCACCCGGCGCCGCGCCATGGGCTGGACGGCGGAGGAGGTGGCGCTGTGCAGCGGCCACAAGATCGCCGGCGAGGCGGGCGCCCAAGGCTCATATGTCGATCGGGAAACCGTCGCAGTGCAGAGCGCGCTCCGTCTCTGGAAGCGGTCATATGGGCCGAAGCGGGAACGAAAGTTGCAAACTGACCCTGCAAACTGCGACCCGACGAAGGCGGGCGGACGCGCCTTAAGTCGTTGAAATCGCGATGGAGGCCTGACCGAGAATCGAACTCGGGTGCAAGGATTTGCAGGCCTTGGTTTGGCGGGTCAATTCAAAGGCTGCGGTGCAAACCGTCCAGAGTTATCCCCACGCCGCGACTGGACGAGCGGGGAGGCCGCAAACTAAAAACCGGCCCATGCCGACCCTCTCATACCTGATCGCCTCCGGTTCGTCCGTCCGTTGGATCTGCCAGGAATGCTCCGCGACCGGCCCCGTCGATCTGGCCGCGCTCATGGCCGAGGCTGGCGACATCGACCTGACCGACCGGCACCCGCCGTGCAAGGCGCCGGGCTGCACCTATTGGGTCGGGTTCTATGCCCAGCAGGGGATGAGGAACACGCCGCTCAGGACCCAAGCCGGTGACTTGAGGGAGATGGACCGGCGCACGGAGTGGCTGAAACGAAGAAAGCCCGCCGCCCCCGGTTAAGGGGGCGACGGGCCAGACGCCTCATGGGGCGCGGTATAGACGAGGAAGGGCGGGGCTAGCCCGGTCGGAGGATAGCCCACCAAGGCCGGCGGTTCTGGCTCTCCGCGATGGTCACGACGGCTTCCTTCTGGATGCTGCAGACCCGGAGGTCGGCGTCGCCCTGAACGATGGCCCGGCCCAGGTCCCCGACCGTCTGGGCGCCAGAGACGTCCACCGTGCTTTCGCAGGGCACCCGGAGGCTATCGGGGATCACCAGATTTGCCGGTCCCGCGGCGCACCCGCTCGAGATCAGCGCCGAAGCCGTCAGGAAGGCGGTCACCCGCACCTTGGATGTCATCGACTGCACGTTGCTTCTCCTCTTGATCCTGCCGGATGACAGGGGTTTCGGTGGCGACCTTGTCGAGGGCCTTGCCGGTGGCGACGCCGATCGATGCCTCGGCGTCGGCGCGCTTCAGTCTCTCCCTCTCGCTGCAATACGAGAGCGTCAGGACGGCCACGATCAGCAGGGCGACGGCACCGGCGAGCATGGCCCAGCGGGTCGGGTCTAGGGCGCGGAAGAACTCTTTCACAGCGCAGTCACCACATCGAACGACGGGCAAGCCTTCGCCACGCCGGGCCAGTCACGGTGACCACGAACGACGATGCCGGGGTACTTGGCCTTGTAGTCGGCCACCACCTTGCGGAGGGCGGCCTTCTGGGCTTCCGTGCGGGTGTCGGCGGGCTTCATATCGGCCTCGACCCCGCCGACGTAGCAGATGCCGATGTTGCCGGTGTTGTGGCCGCCGACATGGGCGCCCTTCTGGTCGTCGCGGAGGGTGCGCACGACAGACCCGTCAAGCTCGATGACGTGGTGATAGCTCGCCTGCCCGAACCGCTCCTTGCCGATGTTGACGATGGTCGCCGCTTTCACGTCCCGGCCGCGCGGGGTCGCCGCGCAGTGGATGGTCAGATACTTGATGCCCGACGCCGGAGGCGGGGATGCAGGAGCCGCGCCGGGTGCCAGCTTGTCGAGGTCGGCGCGCGTAGCGGAGCCGGCCCATCCGTCAGCTGTCAGGCCGCGGCGGGCTTGGTAAGCCCGCACGAATGCTTCGTTGTCTTCGATCTTGCTCATGGGGTCTCTCCAGAATGTCGGGGGCGGTCAGGCGGCGGGATCGACCGGGACTGGCGCGTCCGGGGTGTTCGTCACCACGACCTCTTGAGGGCCGGGCGCGGCGCCGGTGGAACGGGCGATCTCTACGTCCGCGGCCGACTTGGCCTTTCCGCGCTCTTCGACAGCCTTCCCGATGAAGATGGGCGAGAGGCCGACCGTATAGACCGCGCCGATGAAGACGGCGGACTGGACCGGGTCATTCAGCTTGAAGGCCAGAATGAGGGTGCCGACGCCCGCGCACAGGGCGGTCCAGATGATCGCGAAGGGACGGGCGATCTGGCCCATGAAATGCGCGATGCGGTCGAGGTTCGGCATCACGTCTTCGTCCTCGTTCTGGTCCGTCGCGGCGGCGCCGGTTCTCCGATCTTCTCTGCCGGGACACTCGTCAGCCACGTCAGGCCGCTGGCCACCTCGTCCAGCCGCCTGCCGAAGCCGTCGATCTTCTCGGCCATCTGGATCACCAGCTTGGCGATGTCCTTGTTGTCGATCGCGGCTTGCTCCAGATGGATCACCCGCTGGCGGAGGGCGCCGTAGTCCACCGCCTGCTTCAGGGCGTGGATCACGAGACCCACCACGGCGACAGCAAGGCCGCCGATCGAAATCATCTCGCCGTTCGTCATCAGCGGGTCACTCGCTCTTAAGGGTTCACGGCGTCAGGGTGACGGGCTGCGCGCGTAGCCCGGCTTCGGCCTGTCACTGGGTTGGGGTCGGGGCCGGGGGAGGTGGTGAGACACCTTCTCCGGCTGCGTTCAGGCGGGGAAGTAGGTCAGCGCCTCGGCCTCGTCCTCAAAGCGCAGGGCCACGGTCTGAGTCGGGTTCGCAGGATTATCGCCTGTCCATACGCGCCGCAGGACCGCTGGCGTGACGACGAACGCCGCCAGTTCGGGGCGCGCGGCGAGGACTTCCGGTGTCGTGTTGACGTGCCAGCCGGTCAGTTCAACCGGCGCAGCGACCTCGACCGGACTGCAGACCTCAAAGGCTGACGGCCCATATACGGCGGGTCTGACCATGCGACCGATTATGTCGATCATTGCTACGCTCCAGTCATGGCAAGCCGCTCGGAGACAGACGGCAACGCATCGAACAGGGTCACACGTTCGATGAAGCCGTTCAGCGCGTCGGCTGAATAGTAGGTGCCGCCTGGGCGCACGGTCGTCATGGCAGGATCAAGAGTGTAGGTTCCACTCGGGCGAGCAGAGCCGCTGATCGCGCAGACAATCTGGCCATCGGCCCAGCCCACAAACACCTTCATGCGGGTGCCGCTCGCCGTCTGCGCCACGCTGGTCTGATAGGACGAGCCCGGCAGGGCGACGCTCACATAGAGGTTGCCGAGGTGCAGATAGAAAGATGCGGCGTGAGCGCTAGATCCGTTGTCCCAGGCAAAAATCGTGCGGACCTCGCTCGACACGCCGACGCGAGGGACCAGGAACTCTATCAGCGCCCCTCCCTCGGTGCTGGCCGCATGGGCGAAGGTCGCCACGTCAGCCCCTCTGGTGGCGGTCGAAGATGTGGTCGCAATGCGTGAGCTCGGGCGAGGTCCGGTCTCGAACTGAAGGGCGCTGATCTCCATGGGGCCATCGCCGTCCACGATGGCCACAAGGACCGAAGTGGTGTCCGACGCTGTCGTAGCAGTCAGGAAGGGCCGCCAGCCGTCAGCAGTTTGCAACACCCCCGAGGTCGCGCCGGTTCCTCCCGTCGACGTCACGGTTCCGGCGGTGAGGTTGAACACCGCGACACCAATCTCCGCAAACCCCGGCAGGGCCAGCATCCTGATCTTGACCGTCGTTGCGGCCAACGGAACAACATCCATCGCTGCACAGTACCGCGTCGAGGCCGCGGTCGTGACGATCTGATAGAAGTCTCCGACGCCGTTCCACTCGGCCGTCCCGGTTATGACCGCTCCCGCCTCCGGGGTCCAAGCCGCATGAGAGATATCGTTTGAGTGGAGGAACAGGTTGGTCGCGGCGGCTTCGACCAGCAGGCCTCTTGTGGTGATGCGCGGCGCCCCGGTCGCGAAGTTTTCGACCTCGCCGGACGCGTTGTCAGCCGTGGCGGCGCCCGTTCGTGAGAACGTCCAGCTTGGCAGAAGTGTGGGTGTGGCCGCTGTCACGAAGCCCTGCCGGTAATAGTCCGCCAGGAACACGGCCTCGGTGCTGGTAGAAGCCAGCAGTTCCGCTCTGGTCGCGTCATTGACAACGCCCCACGCCGACGTCCTGCCCCGGATGCTGGCGATCCGCGCGAGGATGTCGGTCAGCATGGCGGCGCTGGCGCTGGTCGCGAGGACGACAGGGCGGCGGGTGATCGCGAGCGATGTCACAGCGTCACCCCGGTCTGGACGTAGTAGAAGCCCCTCGCGATGATGACCGAGGCAGGCCAGCCGGTGATGCCGGCCGCCTTGATGTCGTAGCGGAGCTTGAGCCGGGATTGCAGGGTGGTCGCGTCAGCTGTCGCCGCGGCGATCAACGCCTCATGTTCCGCCTCCGATACCCCGGGCGGGCCGAACGTCCCGGCCGGGCCGCTGACGACCGATAGCGTCTCGGTCAGCAGGGGATCGCCCGCCGCGCCCTCGTACAGGCGCACGTTCATCGTGATGGTCGCGCCTGTGATGTCGATCGGCACGCCGGTCAGCTCGTCCGTCAGCGTGAACGGATCGGCCGAGGGGAAGGGCGCATGGCGCTGGACGTGCAGGTCCAGCTCAACGGGTGAGATCATGACTGGCCTGTCAGTTGGAGGGGCGCGTCAGCCTTCGAGCGGCTGGCAGAACATGCTGCGGCGCAGCACCTGTCCGTCCACAGCATCGCTGGGCTGGAAGGTGAGCGTATAGGTAAAGGTCCCGGCGCCGGGGGCGTCGAGATAGTCGAGGGTCACCTGCGAGGGCATCCGCCAGGTGCCCGTCGAGCCGGCCGCGAACACCACCCGCTGCGCGTTGGTCAACTCGACCCCGTCCCGCTTCAGCCTGAGAATGCCGTTCGAGGACGCGCCGGCCAGGCCGGACATGACCACATCGATCAGACCCGTGATCCGAACATCGCCGCGCACAACGGTCACTGATTTGGTCTGGACGGTCTTCTCTGTCGACTCGGCAGTCCAGATCACGGCGGCCGGTGTGTTCTCGTAGAAGTGCGGGGTGATGCTGCCCTGCTGGACCTTGGCGGTCGTCACCGCGTCTGCGCCCAGCTTGACCGCCGTGACCGCGCCGCTGTCGATCTGGGCCGCGCCGACTGTGTTCAGGTCCGCGAGCGCCCCGGTGTTCTGGGTCGCCGCCAGCGAGCCGGTGAAAACCCCGCCACCCGACCGCCGCAGAAGGTTCGAACTGTCCGCCAGAGCGGACGGGATCGCCGTCTGCAGGACGCCGGAACCGTTCAGCGCCGTCGTGATCCGGCCATCGGTCAGTTCGGTCGGTCGGCCCGTGACCGTCGTGGCCCAATCCGCCACCGCCACCATTCCCGGCGCCGTATACGGCCCCTTGACCAGCTTCGCGGACGGCACGCCCTTCAGCGACCAATAGGTCACCGCCACATAATAGGCCTCGCCGCCGACCAGGCCGTTGACCGTCACGGACTCAGTCGTCGGCGGGCCATAGAAGACCTGCTCCCAAGGGCCCGTGCCGGATGCGCCGACCTCGACCTCGACCGCCCCGACGTTGTCCCCGACCGCGTCGCCTGTGACGATGACCCCCGGCTGCTGGACGCCGCTGGCCTCCGCCGGCCGGACAGTCACATCCCAATCAGCGGTGTCGGGCGTCGTCGGGATCGGATCGGCCGTCGTCAGGGACGGCGTGGCCGGGGCGTCCGCGACCTGGCCGAGCGCCCAGGCGTGTTTCGCGTCGGTCTCGGAGCGCACGTCCAGGGTTACGATCGCCGAGGCCGGGTCGAACGCCCGCTTGGTGACCACGAACTTCTGGCCGTTCAGCCCAAGCTCCGGCTCCGTGACCGTGAAGGCGTCGCCGGCGCGCAGGCCCAGCAGATGCGGCTTGCAGGGGATCGTGCCCGTGAGCGTTTCGCGGGCGTTGGCCAGGCCGTAGCCCGCCAGTTCCGCGCCCTGTTTCGCCGCTCCGACGAAGGGATAGGCAATCTCGCGCGTCCGCGCCTCCCCCCCGTCTTCGGTCAGGTATGTGGACGACGTGACAGGCCCGAGCGCGACCTCCTCGAAATACTGCGCCTCGAGCCGGACCCGGGGAACGATCGTGTTCGGCCGCTCGCGGCGCGAGGCCATGACGCTGAGATTGACCGTCCCGACGATATCCTCGCCGGTCAGGGTCAGGAGGGAGGTTCGCGGCGCCTCAACCATGCAGCTGATCTTGGCGCCGCGGTTGAGTGGGACGCCGCCGCCGGCTTGGAGCATGGCGGCGAGGACTTGCCACTTGTCATCCGCCGTCGTCCACTCCCCGGCGATCGCCCAGGAGTTCGTGTCCGCGACGTTCGCGCCCTCAACGAAGGCCGCAATGTCGACCGCGCTGTCCGGGGCGCCAATGCCCGCGAGCCGCTTTGTCCCGTCGATAGTTCCGCCGGAGACCAGCTTGTGGTGGCCCCGGACCCAGGCCAGGGCGTGCAGGTACGGATTGTCGCTATAGGTCCAGGTCGTCCAGTCGTCGCGACGTTGCGTCCCCGACCCGCCCGGGTAGGTGGAGTCCAGACGCGGATCCCAGACCTTCATTCCGTGAAGGGTCCACAACGGGGCGGGAACGCCGCTCTCGTAACTGGCGCGCTTGGAGTTGTTCTTGAGCGTCCAGAACGAGTGAGCGATCCCCGGCAGGGTATGGGACGAGGTCCATTCCGTCATCGCGGGCGAACCGTCCGCCACGCCGGTCGGCGGGCTCAGATAGGCGTCGGTCGGCAGACCCAGGCGGTTGGTCTGCCACATCTTGTCCTTGTAGGGCTCCACCGCCGCCGCCAGCCCTTGGGCGCCGGGGAAAGTGACGGCCACCCGATTGGCCGTGAAGGCCTCGACGGACTGGATCGGGCCGAGCGAGAGGGCGACGGCGAACGAGAGGTAGAGGTTGTCCTTCCCCCAGGTGTTGGCGTGAACCTGACGCCCGCCGACACCAAAGCGGCCCATGACGCCGCTGATCGGCGCGGCCGGGTCGGCCTTGAAGGCGATGGGCGAGCCGCCCCGCCCGACATTCGGGGCCATCAGGGCGGAAGCCGCGAACGCGACCGTGGTGTTAAGGATGGTCGCGCCGACCGCGCTTGTGATCGCGGTGGCCGTGAAGGTCGAAAACCCGGCCACCGAAAGCGAGCTCGTCAGCAGTGCGCCGGCCGAGGCCACGGCGCCGCCGACCCATGCCACCGCTGTTCCGACCGCTGCGGCGACAAACATCAGATGGATCTCCACGCATGGTCAAACTCGACCGGCTGGAAGACGGTGCAGACGCCGGCCGCCTCCCAGAAGCCCAGCACGCGACCGTTTCCGACCGCCACGACCAGCGCCACACCGTCCTCGGACCTCTGCGCCCGCAGCGACAGGATGTCGCCCGGAAGGGCCATGGCCGGGGCGATACGAGGCAGGCCCAGCCCATCCATCGCATCGGACAGGGTGTCGTATCCCAGCCGGGTCATCACCCGGCGGGCGCCGACCGCTGACGAATAGCGGCCGGCCTTCAGAAGCGAGGCCCTGACGCCCAGTTGGCGAAGGCAGAAGGCCGCCATTCTGGCGCAGTCATATTTGCCGAGAACAAGCGGCTTGCCGCTGAACCGGTCAATGGTGGCTTGCGCGGCCTGTTGCCGGCGGATCATCGGGTTCATAGCGAAACGCTCCCGCCGCCGCCCCACCAGCCTCCACCGCCGCCCAGCAGGCCGCCGCCGCCAATCGGCGAGGTGCCGCGACCCGGCCGGCCGCCGATCACGTCGGACACCACGGCCGGGCGTGGCGCGTCATAGCCCCAAGGGAGGTCGCGCTGGATGGCGATGACAAACGACGCCCCCAGCGCGCCCGGGTAGACGGACTGGATGAAGGCGTTGTTGAGCCGCTGGCCTTCGTTGGCGTCGAACAGGCGCTCCCACGCCGAGGCGACGTTGAAGCTGATCACTGTGCTGGTCGAGCTCACGTCCACATCGGCGGTGTCCAGTTCGCCGAAGAACAGCAACTCCGGCTCACCGGACAGGGCTCCGGTCGCGTGGTCAACCGCGCCGAACCAGATATGGACCGGAGCGCCCTGGTTGGTCGGGTCGGTCAGGTCCGCCAAGGCGTTGACCGAGGCGGGAAGGAAGGTCAGTCGGACAAGCGGGGCTTCGGTCCCAACCTGCTCTGACAGCGTCTCGATGTTTTCGAGGACGCCGTAGGTCTCGTCCTCGCCCAGATAGGTCTCAGCGTTGAACACCACCTCGCCGGCGCCGTCGACCAGCCTGATCGTATGGTCGGGCAACTCGATCTTGAGCAGCAGGCATACCAACGGGGCCGCACCCTGGAGCGCGGTGTTAAGCGAGGCGTCAAGGGCCATGGTCTATTGCCGCTCGGTGATGGTGAACGACAGGCCGACGTGCCGGGCGGTGTCCACGGTCCACGACGTTTCGCGGCCCGACAGGAAGCCCTCGATCTTCGGGGTCGTGAAGTCGGCGGCGGAGTTGTCGGCGGGCGAGCGGCGGATCATCGGGTTGATCGGAAGGTCCGCCAGAACCCCGCCCGTGGTCGAGACCGTTTCCGCCGCGACCTGATACAGAAACAGGGCGCCCGAAACCGTCAGATTGAACCACTGGCCAACCCGCGCGACGTGGGAGGGCGTGAAGGCGTCCAGATCAATCGCGGACCCGAGCTGGCCGCCACCGTTCACCAGCGGAGTCCCTGGCGCCCCGGTGTCGAATCCCGGCTGCGGAACGGCCAGAATTACGGTGTCAGCCTCCGCCGAGGTCAGTTTGGCGACCCACTCCATCGCGTCGGCGTAGGTCATCGGCGGATAGTCGAAGTCGATCGACCAGCGCGAGCCGATGCGGCGGATGCGGCTTGTCGGGCCGTTGAAGG